GGCTTTCCGTCAGCATTTACTCGCATTCCTGCAGGTTCTGTAACTACGCCTGACATTCCAGGCAACATTCCTTTCGGGCCTTCCAAAGAGGTTTTCTTTGCAGGCAACTACTTAAAGACAGAAGATGTTGTGCAGTTCCTTTGCCCAATCGAAGGCATTGTTTACAACGGCCAGCAGACCATTGCTACAGCCCTAGCCATTGGCGAAGCCCGTAAGCGCAATGCTTCATCTGCTATTCCTGCAGGAATCCTTAAACAAACAGGTGGCGAACCACTGTCAGGCCAAGAACTTGCAGACCTGGCGGCTCAATTCAACACGGCACGAGCCACTAACCAAACTGCAGCGCTCAATGAGTTTTTAAGTTATGAAGCCACTACAGCCTCGCCAGACAAGATGCTGCTCATTGAATCTGCTAACTACTCAGCCCTAGAGGCAGCCCGTCTTTGCTCAGTGCCGCCATACTTGGTAGGCGTCTCCACAGGCGCTTACAGTTATCAGTCCTCTGAGCAAGCCAGGGCTGATTTGTATATCTTTGGAGTTCAGCCTTATGCGCAATGCATAGCGTCCACGCTCAGTCTGAACAATGTCCTTCCTCGTGGAACCTACGTCTGTTTCGACACTGACGATTTCCTAGTAGAGAACGAAATGGCCGACACCATGAACCAACCACAACCAGAACAAAACACACAGGAAGCGTTAGCAGAATGAAACTTAACCTCTCAGCCGGCTTTGCCATTGACGTAGAAGCAGCAGCAGGCGAAGCGCCTACTCGCCAAATCTCCGGTATTGCAGTGCCCTACAATGTCCCAGCCACAGTATCTGACGGCACAAAGGTGCAGTTCGCTGCAGGCTCTTTGCCAGTAGATGGCAAAGCACCAAAGATGTTTATGTACCACGACAGCAGCCAGCCAGTCGGTTTAGTCACTGCCCGTACCGAAACACCAGAAGGCATGATGTTCGTAGCATCCATAGTAAACACCCAGGCCGGTACGGATGCCTTGACCATGGCCTCAGCCGGAGTGCTTGATTCCGTGTCCGTAGGCGTAAATGTGCTTGAAAGTTACAACGATAAAAACGGCACAATGGTTGTCACGTCAGCCGATTGGTTAGAACTCTCGCTCGTGCCTATCCCAGCATTTTCCGGTGCCCTCGTAGAATCCGTGTTTGCATCAAATGAATCTGTTACCATTCCAGAAGAACAGGAACCCGACGAGCCTGAAACAACCGAACCACAGGAGAACCCAGTGTCAGAACCAATTATCGAAGCCTCAGCACCTGAGTCAATTCCAACCTCACCTCTTTACGCACAAGCAGCACGAGAGTTTACTTTGCCATCAGCAGGCGAATACATGGCAGCACTTCACGCAGGTGGCCAGACTTTTGCAAATATAAACAAAGCAGTTGCTGATTACACAGCATCAAAGCGCACAAACATTCAGGCCGCTGCTGGCGACGTGATTACAACTGACACACCGGGTCTCTTGCCAGTCCCCGTGTTGGGCCCACTTGTGCAAGACCTCAATTTTCTCCGCCCTGTTGTAGAAGCATTGGGAGTTCGTGCCTATCCAGATAACGGACAGCAAAAGACATTCGTGCGTCCAACCATCACAACTCATACCTCAGTAGCGGCTCAAAGTTCTGAACTTGCAGCAGTATCAGCAACCACGATGGTTATTGCTTCAAACTCAGTAACAAAGACCACACTTGCTGGTCAGGTCACATTGAGCGCACAAGATATTTCATTCACGAGCCCTGCAGCAATGCAGTTAATCTTGAATGACCTTATGGGTGAATACATGATTGCATCTGACAACCTTGCAGCAGACAACTTGCTTACAGCAGCATCAGCATCTGGTGTTTGGGACTTGTCAGTAGCAGACCTTTTGAAGAGCGTTTACGACTCAGCAGTGGACATTTCAAATGGCCGCAACTGGACACCAACGCACATGTTCGTATCTCCTGACGTTTGGGGCCAACTCGGACAACTTGCAGATACAACTGGCCGTCCAGTGTTCCCATTCATTGGTGCAGGTTTAACAGGTCAGAACGCCCTTGGAAATGCATCAGCATCTTCGTGGAACGGAAACCCACTAGGTTTGCAACTTGTCGTAGATAGCAACTTTGCTGCAAAGACAATGATTATCACACGAGTAGGCCAAGGCCAAGGCGATGCTTTCGAGTATTATGAGGCACCTCAATCCCTCATGAGTTTCGAAAACCCATCAGTTTTGGGCAGGACAATGAGTTTCCATGGGTATGTAAGTACCTTCGCAAGTATCCCCGGCATGATTCGCAAAATCACTCAGGCTTAGTCCGAAAGGCGGTAAGCCGCCATGGCTACATACGAGATTATTTTTAACCAACGCATAGACAACTATGCAGTGGTTCAAACTCTCACAGATAACGACGTAGTAGTCGGTGAGTCCATCACCGTCTCAGGTCTTGGGTCTGGGCTAAACGGAACCTTCACTGTTTACGCCCAGCCTCAGTACCTATACATGGGTACCGACTCTGACGGCAACCTCATTTTCGATGCGTATGTACCAATCCCTAACCAGGTGATGTACTACGACGCAGACACAGACCTTGACCGTGTTGCTGTGCAGCCCCCTGGCACATTAACTTTTACCCAGACCTGCACATGGATTACAGCAGCACAGTTGCTTACATACATGGGCGTGGAAATTACAAACCCCAGCGATGACTACACCCTGCTAACACAGGCAGTGTCAGCCAGTAACGCATTCTGTTTTAGACGCAGGCAAGAGTCCGGCTATACAGGTGACACCCTTAGCACCCCAACCACCAGTGGTGACGTCATCCTTGGCACCTTGATGTATGCGGCAGCCCTATGGCGTGCCCGTGGCAGCGTCCAGGACACCTTTGCTACATTTGACGGAATGGGCTCTGCAAGCGTCTCAGCGATGACTCCAATCATTAAGCAACTTTTGGGCATCTCACGCCCCCAGGTGGCGTAGTGGCTTACACAGACCTTCTGAACGAAGCCATAGATGATGTGGCAGCAAAGATAGCCACAATTTCAGGGCTAAGAGTTGTAACAGACCCCACAAAGATTGTGCCCAACTGTGTATTCATTGACGCCCCATCGTTCACCACCTTTGCCGGCAACGGCAACATTCTTAACGTGACCTTCCCTATTAAAGTTTTAGGCTCTGGCCCTGCAGGTCTCCCCGTCTTGCGTCAGTTGCTAGACACCACAGCCAAAGTAATTTCGAGCAATGTCATAGTAATGAACGGCCAGCCAACGGCCTACCTCATAGGCGGTGCCGAATACCCTTGCTACGACCTAGTAGTATCTATACAAGCACAGACAGCGTAAGGCAGACCATGTTCACAATCATTTCCCCACGAATCGGAACACCAGGCGACAAGTTTGAACCATCCGAAGAAACCAACATTGACGCCCTCATTGAAGGCGGCTTTATCAAATCCGACAAAACACCAACCAAATCTGCTAAAACAGTAGAAACATCTCCAGAGGAGTAACTCACATGGCTACCAGCACTTACCTTTCCAACCCATCACTAACTGTTAATGCAGTTGATTTGTCAGACCAATGCACATCAGCAACACTTACTGTCAAGTTTGACGCTCTTGAAAGCACTGCCTTTGGTGGTACTTCTCGTGTCTATACAGCAGGTCTTGGAGACCACGAACTTGTCTGTGAACTTTTCATGTCCTATGCGGCCACTGAGACTTATGCAACTTTGGCTGCTCTTGTCGGCACAGCAACCACAGTGGTTATGAAGCCAACGTCAAGCGCTGTCGGCGCAACCAACCCATCGTTCACTTTGACCGGCACATACCTTGAAGCATTGCCAGTCATTGACGCAACACTTGGAGAATTGTCAAGCATCTCGCTTACATTCCGTGGCGGCACTTACGCTGCTGCAGTCGCATAACAAAACAAACAAAGGAAACCCGACATGAAACTAGAACTTCGTGCTGACATGGGCGAAGGCCCATTCACAGTAACCACCAACCTCTGGTGCGTAACCCAATGGGAACGCAAGTACAAGACCAAAGCGTCAGAGATGGCCAACGGTATTGGTATTGAGGACTTAGCGTTTCTTTGCTGGGCTGCTTGCCAAACCCATTCCATCGTGGTTCCGATTGTCTTTGACGATTTCATCAAGAAATTAGTGTCATTAGAAATTGCAAGCGAGGACACTGATCGCTCTTTCTCCGAGGCACCTACCGACATTCCCTAGCGGCGGTGCTTATTGCCACAGGGTTTTGGCCACATGAGAT